ATTAAAGAGATTATAGAACCTTTCGTCGCCGTAAAGGGCGCAATGCCCTTTGTAAAATATATAAGGAGTCTGTCAAACTTCATACTATCTGACAATACCATGATACCACTTTAAAACGTTTCATGTTTCCGCAAAAAGTTCACTTTTGAAAGCGATTAAACAACCGCCCTGATACTGTTCAGCGAAAGCAAGACACGCTCTATTCAAGTAGTCTTGAAATTTTGTTTTTTCAATCCATAACTTTTCTTGTATTTCATAATTCAGCATCGGTTCAGTCGCTAGATACTTATTGAACAAAATAAAGCGATATTTCGGATTGAATAAGCGACTAACTGCTTGTTCGATTTCTTCTAGTTCCCTCGAAGCATCTATCCGTCTGATTGCTAGTTTCTCAACTTGCTTAGACGGGCCGTTACTTCCTCTAGGTTCAAACGTTATCAACTGCGTTACTCGTTGCTCAGGTAAGTCGCAAGCAATTTCACGAATGCGTGGATATTGTCGCAAAACTTTCTTCACGTTTGAGATTGTCTTTTTCTCGTTGATTTCTTGAAATAACACTTGCGCCCCTTTCTTTATGCTTCGCCAATCAAAACATTGACCGGTATTTTGAAATAGGTTGCCACATCTTCGACAATGTAATAATTCGGTTGTTTACGCTTGTTTTCCCATTTCTCAATTTCTGATACTGTATAACCCAAAATTTCAGACAGTTCATTGCGTGACAATTTCTTATCTAGTCTTTTCTGCTTCAGCATAAAGGCAAAGCGCTCGCATTGTTTCTTAGTTAGTTTATCGACTTCAAGTTTTATTAGTCGTTTACCGTTTGGACACTTTTTGACATACGAATCAAAAGAATAATAGCGTAGTTGCTTGATAGATATTCCAGTTTCTTCGCTTATCTCTTTAAGCGTTCCGCAAGATAAGAAAGTGTCTTGTTGATAGAGTGCGTATTCATTTTCATTTTCTACTTCCATGCTCTAATTCCTCGATCAATCGTTTCAAATAAAACTCCGCTTTCTTTAAATCTTCGACACCGTTTTTCTTATGAAATCGCAAAACATACTTCACTACGTTACCCCAAAAGAAGCCAGCTTTGTATTCGGGACAAGATTTAAACGCATCAATCACGTCCAAGGCTTCAATCCCGCTTTCTGAAATGTAATGGCTCGGTTTATTTACGTTGTCAATCTGTTCTGGTTTCATTCTTCAACCTCCAAAAGTTCTGGGTTTTCGTAGATGTTGCCGATGATTTCAACGTAATAATAAGCTAGGAATAGTGGGTGCCATTCTGAAACCCTTTTTTTCAATTCATCTACAAATCTGTAAATAAAACTTGCATAGGAACCGTTCCATTTGATAATTGCTTTTCTGCCTTTGTAATCAACTACATCCCCCTCAAAGATTTCTTGACCATTCTTGTCTTTTAGTCCTGTTGACTGCATGAGTTCGATTTCGTCAAAGTTTATGAAAGGCGATTTTGATTTAAAAAATCTTTTTTTAATTTTAAGTATGACTTCTTTCATATCCCCACTTCTTGACCTACTTCAATATTTTTATACCGTTCTTCACTAACCACGAACACATTCCCGTTAACTGTGATAGTGAACAAGTTTCCGATTTTTCGTTTTTCTGTAACCTTGCCAGTAATCTGATACTTACTATCAGCATGATAAACAAGCAAGAACTTCTGTGCTTCACGCTGCATGAATAACAAGCAAGTGGTAAGTAATGCGTATCCAATTAAGAAGCGTTTTAACATCATAAAACACCACCATTCAATTCATTAAATTCTTCTTTGGTGAAGCCTTGACTGATAGTTATTTCAAAGTTTCTAAAAGAAATATCTCCAGATTGTAATTTACTTACATTAATATTCCCGGATTTTCTAACACTAGCATCTGGAATGAAAGTTTCAACAATTCTTCCCATCGCTGTAAAAGTATTTCCTCCATCTGTGCTTATTTTAATGCCTATTGGGTGACTGTTATACATTCTACGATATTTCATAATCAATCGTTTTCGTGTTTTATTTAGAGACATCACTCCACCTCCTAAATCTTTATTATTTTTATTATTTTTAAAAAACTTATAAAAAATTACTGACCAATATGAAGTCCACATAAGGTAGGATAACGATTGAAGGAATTGTTCAACTGTCATTCTGTTACCTCCTCAATCTCAATCCCCTCGCAATCAAACACCCAACCGAAGTCGGCTTCTTCTAGTTCTTTGCGGGTGTGTTTGGTTATATACCCATATCTTTCAATTTCTGATGCAAAACAATATCTTTTGGATGATGAAGCTTTATTAAGATAGCGACCATATCCATCAATACCTTTCACTCTAACCAAATACCGCTTTTCCTCTACCTCGTAGCCAAACTGGTGCATGTTGACGAGGGTTTGAAATGGTTTTGTGCCAGCGGTTAGAAACCACCTTTCAAACTCATTAAATTTAGCACCGTCAAAAATCGATGTAAGATTATAGACAAATCGATACAATTCCCCTTCAAAATTATCCTTATTATCCTCATACCATTCAGCAACAAACTGCGGAATCACTGGTTTATTCAATTCTTGTCGAATCTTATCAGCATCTTTCAATTGACTACCAACCCATGCTCCCTCAAGTTTGCCTTGCTCGTAACCTTCACGCCATTTTGCACGACTAAAGTCCTGTTCAAATTCGCCCATGATAGCTTTTAACCAAACCTCTCTATCATGTAATGACAATTCTCGTAATCGTGCAAGTATGTTCTTGACGTAGCGTGGAGCTTCATCTGCGTGACCTACTTCTGGTTCGTCTAGTTGTTGTAAGTCTTGTAGAAAAATTTGACGGGCTAATTCTGCACCTTCGGCATCCCATACACCCTCAAGTTTTTTATACTTCTTTATCAATTCCTGCTTATTCATCTTCCAACTCCTCCAACTGTTCTTGATACCTTTTCAATTTCTTCTTCCAAAAATCACGTTCTGCGCTTCGTGAGTGTGCAAGCGACTTCACGCAAGGTTCAGATAATTCTTCAATTCTTGCGTTCGCTTTCTCGATTGAATATTCTAGCGATTCAATCATTTGTTGTTTAATATTCATCTTCAGTTATCCTTGATATTTCAAGTTCAATTCTATATTTCTTGTTTCCAGACTCTCCACCGTGTCTGAAATCCGTTGACTTGATAACGTGATAATTATCATCTGTCCAAAACTTCGCATCTGTCAAGCCGTCCAATAACGCCTTGCTAGTTGGCGACCAGTTTGGCGGGTCATATATGCGATTAGTTGGGGCGAATACCCAAACAATCACTTTACAAGGCTTTTTCTCGTTAAAAGGTAAGCCAAAGTAATCTCGTAAAGTATTCCGCCCTTCATAATGCGCTAACTGTCGTAAAAACTTTGTGATTTTAGCTTTTCGTTGAAAATGCAGTCTGTCATTCGCTGAAATCATCTGCTTTCTGTCAAGTTCAAATTTTAAAATTAGTTTTTCCATGATCTAACCTTTTTAGAACGGTAGCATATCATCTGAAATATCAAGCGGATTTGTGCTTGCATTTCGTGAAAAGTCAGGCGTTTGTTGTTGCGCTTGTCGTTGTTGCCCTTGTTGGTTGCCTTGTCCTTTACTTTCTAGTAGCTGGAATGTTTCTGCGACGACTTCTGTCACATAGACACGTTGACCTTGCTGGTTATCGTAACTTCGTGTCTGAATACGTCCAGTAATTCCAATCAATGCGCCTTTTTTTGCCCAGTTCGCAAGATTTTCTGCTTGTTGTCGCCACATAACGCAGTTGATAAAATCAGCTTCACGATCGCCGTTTTCATTTTTAAACGTGCGATTGACTGCAAGGGTAAACGTAGCGACCGCCACGTTTGACGGGGTATAACGTAAATCTACGTCTTTCGTAAGACGGCCAACGAGTGATACATTGTTTAACATTTTTTTAATTTCCTTTCTAATCCAATCCTTCGTATAGACTTTTGCCTAATTCTTTTTCAAAATCCTTTTGATTTTTTGGATCTAGCATTGCTAGATTTGTTACGATTTTTATTTTTGTTTCTCTACAAGGCTGATAGCCATATTTGGCATATCTCAACATCCTATTAAATGTGCTTACTGGATAAATCATTTCATCATCAACAACCAGACGTTTTGTATGCAAATGCTCAAAGAAATCTTCATGGAACATCACTTCAAAAACAGCCATGTAATTTTCTTCGTCAACGTTGTCATAATTTTTGTAGTAAGCAAACTTAGTTATCGTAAAATCAAATTCAGAAATAACTTGCTTAGGTTTACCAAAAACGCTTTTTACAAGTTCTAGCCTTACTTTTTCTTTATTAGAATATATCGACCAAACTTTTTCATTTTCGTAAACAAACCGCCATTCATTCGGGTGTTCTTTCATTTCTTTTTTATAGTAAGAAATAGCTTCCAAACAATCAGCTTTATTTTCAAAAAAGACATCAATATCTTTCACTCTCTCATTATTGAAAATGTTTTTGAAGCACCCACCAGCGATATAGCCTTTATGGCCTATCAGTAATTTATCTAGCCACCACAACTGCCTATAGTTGTAAATATCGCTAATTTTAAAACTCATCTTTAGTTTCCTTTCAATTTTCCTAAAAGCATATCAGCTTGTTCTACTTGTGACTCTTTGATTTGTTTGTAGTCCACAACTCCTAAATGTTGCAAGAACCATTTCACGATTGAACCATCTTCTTTTCCTTTTTCGGTTGAGATTTTAGCAATTTCTTTCAAATAGTAATTTGCTTTTTCTACTGAGATGACGGGTTCATCTTGTTTCTTTGTTTTTGTTGCGGGTTGCTTTTTTGTTTGCGTTGCTTCGTTGCCATCATCATCTTGGTCACTTGTTATCCCAAAAATAGCGGATAATGCATAGCGTTTAGCATAAGTAATAGCTGACCCAATAGACTGCGGGTCATTTTTAACTGGTTTCATTTTAATTGGATCATATTCAATCCATTCTCCCGACTCATGCATAACAAGTGTCCCAACCGTTACATTCCCGAATTCATCACTTGACGGGAATTGTGTAAATGATAACCCGTTCTTACTTGCTGACTCTGTGATAGCTTCTACTACGTTTTCAAGTGGAACGTACTTACTTTTGAAAAATGGATTGTTTGCATCTTTCAATGGTTGCTTCATTTCTTTTTGTGTTTTAGCAAAAGCCTTGCTAAACTCTGTTAGTGTTTCTGATTTTTTCATATTCCAAGTCCTATCTGATACTCAAATTCTTACGTTCTACCAATTCAGCGCCCAAAATTTCAAGTCCGTTTTTTAAATCTTCTTTCAAGCGCTTCTTATCAGGTTTATAAGTTGCGACTTTGTACGCTTCGGGCAATAACAAGTCATCCACTTCCACGGCTTCGGATTTTCTGAATGATACTTTGAATAAAGGTGTGTCAACTCGTTCATGTCCAGTTAGTGCCATGCTCTCTTTCAAGACTTCTTTCATGCGTTCGTTTTTGCGTTCGTCCGCTCGGTTCAATTCAGTTAAACGCTTGATCTCGTTCTTGCGTGCTTCGATGTCTGCTTCGTTGTTCTTGATAACCTTGATATA